GTTACAGCAGTTGCAACCAAGGGTAATGTGAGGCTTTTGTGCTGTGGCCAATGGCAGCAGCACGGCGGTGCCGCGCTCGACTACAAGCGTGTCAACGGCGGGCTGCTCGTGCAGGACAGAGATCAGGGCATGGTGAGCCAATCCGATTTGGATCGTTTAAGGATGATCATGATCCGGTATCAGGCTGCTACATTCACAGGTCAGTAGCGCGTTTGGACAAAGGTATTCCGAATCCTAAAGTGAGGCCAGTTATACCTGCGCCGTGGGAATTAAAATTTACGCTTGCTATCTATCCCAATCGGGAAATCCAAGAACAGGAAATCATGAACCTGTTTGAGGAGGGTGGCCGAGCGTTGGGTCTGGGAACATTCCGAGGCGTTTTCGGAAAGTTCTTTGTTAAACAGTGGGATTAAGAATTTGCGGCGCATGGTAATGCGTGCGCCGCTTATCAATGCAGGGCCAGTCGAGGCCGGGCAGGGCAGGGCCGCGCAAGGCAAGGCAAGGCAAGCAAATGACACCAGAACAATCAAGGGATAAAGAGTTTCGGGACAACCTGTATAACAGCATCCACGCTGTAATGGCGTTCGGGGTCTGGGCGCATAGACGTGGGTTTGATTTGTATATCCCGCATACTGAATACCAAGATCCTAACGCGCCAAAGGAGCCATACAATGATGGTGGTGACATCACTCTTATCAAAAATGGGTCTAAAAAAATCGTGAACGTCAAGCACATGCTGAACAAAGAAACAATGTGCTTCACCTGTGCAGAAGATTTCCGATATGATCCCGCCTTTATAGCATCTAAGGTGTCTATAGATAACTCACAGGACTTATATAAAACGTATGCTTACGTCAGCGTAAATTATCCAATGACACACGCTTATGTCGTATATCCAGAAAAGACAAGGCACTTATGGGGCATTGCAAAATGGAACCATAAAGTTACCGGCAAGCCAGAACAGACCTATACAATAGATAAGAAATATGTGCGCTTCATAGATCTGAGGGAATAGAAATGCGGTTTTATATAAAACTAAATATGCCGACCGGGACCGGCCATGAGGTGACTACTTTAACAGTAGACCATCCGGCTGAATCTTGTGAGGCATTTATGAAGGAATTGGGCAACGGTGAGTTCATCTGTCTACGACAGGTTCACCGATATAAAAATGACCGCGGAGAAATCCAGTGGAGAGATTCCGGTGAGGTAATAGTGAATACCTACCACATCGGCAGTGTGAAAGAGTTTGTTGATTTAGACGAGGAGGGATCACCACAGAGACAGTATGTAAAGAAACGTATGATTTATCGTTAACTGAAAGGGACTGATATGAATCATAAAGATGCACTCACAAAGGCTGCCGGTCTGATCAATGAACGCGGCAAAGAATACGGCCCGGAAGATGCCTGCTTTGACCGCAGCGCCAAGCTGGCCAGTATCGTCCTCAATAAGACGATCACAAAATATGATGTGGCTATGATCCTTGCTATGAATAAAATGGCTCGTCTACAAGAGAGCCGTGCAAAGGACGATCACTACATTGATACCATGAACTACATGGCTTTTGCTTCGCAGTTCTCAGGTGAATTTGAGACTGTAGCCGCAGCAATGGAAGATGATGTAAAAGCAATGGCTAGTAAGTTGGGTCCTGACTATTTCAGGCGCAAGGCCGCGGAATAGCCTCATCTGCCCCGGTGGTGTATAATCCTGCCGGGGCAAGGGAGATCCTTATGAAATATGCAATCATGGCTGCCGCATTGGCAGTAACCCCTGCCGCTGCGCAAGAGATGTCCAGCGCAGAGTTTTTCACTAGAGACAAAGCAAATAACTGGACGCAACCAGTTCATCAGGAAGTTGTTGTTTCTAAAGTATCTTCTCGGCGTATGAACCGGCAGCAAAAATATGTGTACCGCAAGATCATTGCAGAAGTTAAAGTTAAGCTAGGCAGTAAATGGGTTAAGCCCGCTCTACGTCTAGCCAAGATAGAAAGCGGCTATCGTTGCGGTGCCGTAGGGCCGAGAACCCGTCATGGCCGTGCTGTCGGGGTCTTTCAGGTGCTACCTAAATCTGCCCACGCTCTTGGCTATTACAGCACATGGCGTCTGAAAGAATGTGATTATGGGATAGCGGCTGGCATTGCGCACATGCAATCGTGTTTAGATGCCGGTGTTAAAACCATGCGCCAAATGGCAGCCTGTCATGTAGCTGGTATCCGGGGTTGGAAGATTAAGTTGAGCCGCCGCCATGAACGGTATAAGCAGTTTTATATCAGTCTTGCTATGCGGCGTGAACGCAGGAGGATCTGGTGATAAACACTCTCATATTTTTGGCAGTAATACTGCTGTTCTTCATAGACTTGGCAATTATCTTGATGATTGTCTGGTTGTTCTTTGAACTAGGCCCGGATCTCGTGCGGAAGTGGTGGGGTAAATGGATTGGATCGCACACTACAAAGAAGTAAAAAAACGCATAGCTGATGCAGTTGTAGAGTTTGAACGTAAAGAAAGAAAAAAACCACCGCCTGCCAAACGGCCAACAAGATCAGACCGATACGAGAAGCGCATACAGGCTTTCTTTTCAGGCTACGAGGAAACCAGCCGGAGCCGTCAAATCCTACTGGATACGGCTAAAAATCACGGCATGAAACTGGCTGAGATGAAAAAAAAATGCCGTAGGAGACGGTATATTCAGGCCCGACAAGAGGCCATGTATCGGCTGCGGCAGGAAGGGTTGTCTCTAGTCCAGATCGGCAATATGCTGGGCGGCCTAGACCACACAACCGTCTTGCATGGCATAGGAGCCTACAAAAAGAGGATGATTGATAATGATTGAACTGACTAAAGATGATGAAGTGATCATCAGAATGTGGAACGATGGAAATGCTGCCAGTGATATAGCAGCCGTATTAAACCGGACACGGAACTCTGTCATAGGCAGGATCTACAGGCTCAGGACTGTCGGGATCATGCTACGCCAATGTGATCAGAAACAGAGAGCCGTAAAGCCTAAAAACCCGGACTGGAAGAAAGTCCAGATAAAAGCCAAACAAGAAAAGCCTAAAAACCCGGACTGGAAGAAAGTCCAGATAAAAGCCAAACAAGATAGGCTGAAAGTCCGTAAACGTAAGGTTCCTGAGCCGCCAGTAGGGTGCTTAACAATACTGGAACTTAACCGTAACAACTGCCGGTATATTATTGGTGAACCGCATGGCGTCCATACAATATACTGTTCAGCCAAAGTTTACAGCAGATCGTACTGCAAAAAACATCATGATCTTTGCTACTACAATTCGCCGCCGCGGCTAAAGAGAAAGCAGCCAAGCTACGTTGCCGGTGAGGCCAACAGTTGGAGTGACTGACGCAGCAATGGTAACCGTGCCATCGCCATTCGTTATAGTCACGTTAGAGCCAGCGGTGAGCGTTGTTTTGGTCAGGCCGCCGCTGGCATTACCGACAAGCATCTGGCCATTGGTATAGGTAGTCTGCCCAGTACCACCGTGAGCCACCGTCACAGGTACGTCCAGATCCACGCTGGTCCCCGCTATGGTTATTCCAACTCCGCCCGTGATAGGCGCATTGTCGGCCAAATAAACGCTGGTTCCGTCACTCCAAATGAAAGTATTAGCGTTCTGCACAGCAAGAGCGGAATACGGACCGGCCCCGGCAGATGACAGTGTTACTGTATAGCTTCCGGTTGTGGAGTTATCTACGATGTAAAAGCCCGAGATACCGGACGGGAAATACACCACCACATTGGCTGTCAGAGTGCCTGTCAGCTTGATACAGATGTTCTGAGCTTCGTCTTGCGTCAGGGTTACGTTGCTGCTGGTCAAACTGACAATGTGCGTCCCAGAAAACGCAATATCTATGATGTCCGAGTTGTTGTTGACCGGCGCATCCCATGTATCAATGTAGTCATTGTTACCGGGCTTCTCTATGTTCTTGTTGGTGGTAAATGTGCTAACCATGTCTCAACCCTCAGATCTGCCGGTTGGCTACTTCCAATGCCTTGGCAATGGTGTTGTCATCTTCGTTCAGTAGCGGCTTCGTTTCCTCAACCAGTCTACGTTTAGCCAATTCCGCAGCAGCAATCAGACGGTCTGCATGGGCCTCCGGGCTAACCCTGCCACCAGCCTGACGCTCTATGCGGCCACCTGTAGCAGGAGCCTGACGTTGCCCACGGATGGTAAGAGGACGGGGTTCTTCGGCAGCCTGAGATAAGGGGACTGCTATTGGTCTTGCTAGCCCTGCCAAGCCACGCTGTACTCTTGATGCCTGTTCTCTAGACAAGGCTTGATTAATATTGCCCATCACTCTACGGGCGTTTCCATCATTAA